TTGTTTTATTAAAGACTTCAAAAAACCTATAGCATACTTGGCGCATTAAGCGCCAAGTTTTTTGCTATTGTTTTAAATAGATCAAAAAATAAGCGAAAATAAATTAAATAGAAAGAAATATATGATAATAATGGGAATATTAATTTTAGGTTTTTTAATAACAATTCAAATACCGTAAGAATAGAAATGAATTATTTAATTAGTTTGATTATATCAATTTTAATTCCTTCAATCTTTTTTCATTTTTTAGTTGCAATCGTTTGAATTGTATCGTTTAGTGTTTGTATGAATTACTTATTAAAACAATACATCGACTCGTTACAATTAAACTTTTTATGGAGATTCCAAAATGAATCTTTTTATGAAGATTGGCGCGGAAAGATAATCGGATTAAAACAAATTGAAAAACGATTCAATCAATTAAGCGAAAAAGAATTAGATAAATTAGAAGTAACGATTTATTAAAAAAAAGTTTGCAATAGGCAAACAAGTATGCGAAAGTATTATTATGAGTCACACAAGTAGCGGATTAAAAAAGTTAATGAAACGGATGCGCAAGCTAGGTTTTATTATTAATAAACGAAATGGGAAAGATATTGTTTCCCACTCTAAAGCAGAGCAGTCTTATTATTGCCATTTTGGAGATAAGGCAATTAAGCCAATTATTTCTTGGGCAAGAAAGGAAACAGGAATCGATCTCAAATGAAAAAGAGAAAGAAGAAGAATAAAGTAATTAAGATAAGATTGAAAGTCTTATTTACTAAGTCACGCCCGCATAAGGATAAAAAGAAATACAATAGAAGGAAATACAAGAAAGAAATTCTAATTGATTAAATAACATGAGAGAAATACTAGAAAAGGAATTAAATAGATTAGTTAAAGAGGAATCATTCAATGCTCAGTATGCAAATGATATACTTGAATTGTATGATGACGAGATAATCGATACAAGCGAATCGACTGCTTACGACAAGGCAATGCAAGACATTGATAATGTAAAAGAAGGAGAATGGGATTTGTAAAAAAAGATTAAAAAAAAGTTTGCAATTTAAAATTATATAGATTACTCTCTACTTATGAATGAAACAAAAGTATATGATCCTCACGCCTATAAAATGAAATTGCTTTTAGTTGGCTTACGTGCCGAAGTAAAAGGTAAAGGCATGAGATTGACAGCAAAAGCGCCAACTTGTTACTCGCAAGTTAAAAAGTTATTCGGATACAAAGGAAACAAACAAAAGGTTTTGGATCAATTCGAATTAAACTTTTATAAGAATGGCGGGCAAATCATTTAATTGATTAAAAGGTTTTAAGCTTTTCCCTAAATAAAAGCTAATTTATTCTAAATAAATAAAAAGAAAAATAATCTAAATAAAATAAATAAATGAAAATATTAATTTCTAGTTTACAAGATTCATTCCTTTGTATTGTTCAAGCTTTATCATTTTTTATTGGATCTTTTATTATATACTTTGCCTTTACCTCGCACCATTCTAATTGGTTTTTTCTCTTTTCAATTATATTCTATTTAATTAGTTTATTTTGTTTTATGTGTTTGCACGTTAAACTTTTTCCTGGGAATTACCAGGAAAAGAAAAACTTTAAAAAAGATTAAAATTTATTTGACGTAAGATTAAAGACGTGGCAATTTGTTTATATGATTAAAACAATACAATGTCCTTTCGATTGGAAAAGCGGGTGGCTACATCCTTACAGAATAGCGTGCGGTGGCGATGAGATCCCGTCTGAAATTAGCGGGCGGTGGTACATATACGTTTATAACGTAGTAGAACAATCCCATTGTTATTATTCTTTTAATGAAGATCTTTTCATTACAGAAAAAGAATTTGACAATCGATTAAATGCGCGCAATAGTAGATTAAATTCAAATAACTAAAAGGAGAAAAACAATATGAGAAAAGTAACAGAACAAATTAAAAAAGCATTCTTTGCACGTCAAACAAAGAAAGTAAATGCAACGTTTACTGATGGGGACTCGGTTTTTTTACATGGAAACGAGATAATTAAAAGAGATCCAAGTGGGGTAATACTTTTTACCTTTGCAGGGTGGGGATCTTCTACAACGAGAGAAAGATTAAAAGGAATCTTAAATGTCGATGTCTATCAAAAAGATCATGAACAATATTATAACGGCGCTAAAGTAATTAATTTAAAAGATTGGCACGTCGTACAAAATTAATTTGACAAGATAACTTAAACGTGAGATTGTAAGAACATGGACATAAAAAAGAAATCAATAGCAATTAAACTAAGTAAAACAAAATCTAAAAACGGATATTTTCTTGTCCGTATGAATGATGGGAAATTTGCTTGGTTGACAAAAGAAGTATTAAACGCAATCGAAAAGAAAAAAGATTACAAGCCATATTGGCAATTAGATTGCATAGTTTAAATTAATCAAAACGTTTTTCCCTGTTTTCCGTCAAATACAAACAGGAAATTTTTTAAATAGAACAAAATAACAAGCGAAAAATAAATTAATTAAATAGAAATATATATGTAATGAGTGAACAAACAAAACAATTAAAAGGAGAGGAAATGATTTTATATATCATGAAACGTTTTAACTATACAAGGAAACAAGCTATTGATTCCATACCAAAGCCAAAGAGCAAATGATTATTTCAATTTTTATCTGTGGTATTATTCTAACTCTTTTATTACCTTAAAAATTATTTTTAAAAAAGATTAAAAAAAAGTTGACGTAACGAATTATCTATGAGATATTGATTGCATGATTACAAAAACGAATACTACTAGCTCAGTCCTTCAGTTCTTTTTGAACTACGTTGGACATTCTCTCATTGGCTTGACTATCTTAACAGATGCGCGAGTCAAGAAAACGAATAACCCATATATCAAAGACAAAGAGATTATATTAAAGAAAACACGTTTGCTTGCAAATGTTGGATTCCAATATTCTAATTCTTTAAATTCACAGGCGAAACGTGAAGGCAAAGAGATTGACTTTGACGTTAAACCAAGGCGTTGGGGAATTCGTTTGCCTAATTGCGCGCTTGTCGAACACAAAGGGAATCATTACCTTGAATGCAAAGTTGAAAAAACTTTCGAGGTAAATTATTTTCTTGAAAACGGCGCGCCAATCGAAAAAAGCGCAATCGAAGAATTCTTGCCAAAAAAGAGAGAAAGTTCGACTCAAGATCAATTAGACAAAAAGATTATTCTAAGAGATATTAAGTTAGAGAATATTCTTTCAATGAGATTCCAAGGGGAAAACATTATTCTAGACTGAGCTAGTCAAAAAAAGAAATCATTCTTTCCCTCTAGAAATAGAGGGTTTTTTTGTGTTCAAATAGAAATCAATAATAAACTAAATAGAACAAAATAAGAAAGAAATAAATAAAATAGATAGAACAAAAGAACAAAAGAAAGATATATAAACAAACTAATTAGAACATTATTGAATTGATTAGAACATTAGGGTTGCTTTTCAAGGTAAGACGTGAGCCTTGTATCGTATCGACTAAGCAAGCCCTTTCTAAGCCCTTATTTGATTAGAGCATTTCACTAGGTAAAAACAAACTAATTAGAACAAAGGTAAAACTATCTATTTAAAACAATTTTAAACTAATTAAAAAAAGATTTGACATAACTATCTACTTATGCGAATCTATGGTTTCACAGTTAATTATTAATCTAAACATAAGGATATAAAAATGAGTTACTTCTTAAATTCAACCCCGCCAACCATAGAGTCAGCAATCAAAGCACGGTCTTTCAACATTGAAGACGTAAGCGATAGCGAGAACGTTAATGACGTATTAACTAAGTTAGACGTTGGTGATTATTCAACTGAATCACTTAACCACGTTTGCAATGGTTTTAAACTAATCAAAGATGATCGTGGCGAGCCTTTAACTATCGTTTCATCTACTTATGACTTGCTCCAACCTACTGAAGCATTCGCATTCTTAGATGCACTTAAAGAAGAACTAGGCTTTGAGTATGATACCGCAGGCTTTACTCACCAAGGGCGTCAGCTTTATATCAGCGGTAAAATGGATATGACTATCGAAGTGCCTAGCAAGGGCGATAGGAAAAAGGGCGATATTCTAGAGATTAGAGTCACTGCAAGAACTAGCTTTGACGGTTCGCTTGCAACGGTGATTCAAATCGAAATCCTTAGAGTATGGTGCGACAATGGCATGGCATCATGGGACAAGGGCAATCGCATTGCCAAGGTAAAGCATACTCGCAATCAAAGGGCGATCATGGCAACCGCCCTTGAGCAAGCAACGGGAGTTAGGCAAATCATTCACAATCTAAGCGCTGACGTTACTGACTTGTCACTTAGGGAAGTTACCCCAAGCGAGTTTGATCTAATCAATGAAATCGTATTCAAGGGCGAAAGCAAGCAAGCTGAAACCGCAAGAGAAGCGACTAAGGCTCAATTCTCTAATGAGCGCCTTGGTGCATTCGGTGAAACCGCATGGGATGCTTTCAATGCTTTCACCGCCTATCAAACTCATGATCGAATCACTAGAGAAACCAAGCAAACCTCTAGAGAAGAAAATCGCTTTCGCTCATTAGCTGATAGCGCCTTTCCTACTAAGGTTCGCAATGCTATAACTGAAGTATTAGCGATATGATTGCCCTTGTCTTATGCTTAGGATTGCTTTTGACAATCCTTTTACCCTAAACCTTAGCCCTCCGAAAGGAGGGCTTTTTTTTGGGCTAAATAGAAAGAAACGAAATAGAACCTAAATAGAAAGAAATAGGAAAGAAACAAAATAGAACAAAATAACAAGAGAGAAAGAGAGAAAGAAAGAGAGAGTAAACAAACTAAACAGATCTACGTGAGCATCTACGGATCTGAGGCGGATCTACGGATCTACAGATCTGAGGCGGATCTACGGATCTACAGATCTGAGGCGGATCTATGGATGGAAGTTAAAAAGTAAACTTCCAAGAGGGTTGGAAGTGTATTTGTCCGTGCAGATCCGAACAGAACAAACTAAACGAAAGAAGTGTTGACACGGATCTAGATCTATGTCTATAGTAGTAGCATGAAACTTATTATCATATCTATCGTTCCCGCCTCGTTCCTCTTGGCAGGTCTTACTAATGGGCTCAGTTTACTACTGCCTTGGATTGCTTCTGCTCTCTGTATCTATAAAATGCAGAAAGAGTTTGACACGGATCTAGATCTATGAGAGATTGAGTCTGAACATTATTAACCTACTACTACTACTACTATGAACATAAAAACACTCGTTATCTTTCTTAACATGGTATCCGAACAGGATGGAGGCATTTGGACAAATGACTTTCAGAACATGGATACACAGAATGGAAAATGCTTTCAGTACTGCTTAGATGCTAAACTGATCGAAACTTACACGGATAGCTCAGACAACACAGGATATCCTGAGGAGTATGCAGATCTTTCACTACTTGGTACATCTATCTTAGAGATGCACAGGAAAGCTCAGAAAGCCACAGAGAGAGCCCAAGAGATCCGAGACAATGAACAGCTTATTCTTAGCCTACAGGAGGCGATCACAATACTGAGAGGAAAGCGCCAAGCTCGTAAACTCAACCCTTCTGCCACAGAGCTCGATTTCTTCACAGGCAGACCTGTTCCCTCCAACCCTTTGCTTCCAAACAATCTGTTCGCAACTCCTGAGAGTTTCCAAGCTCTTGAGGAGTACTGCCTAAGACACAACGGATCCGAGAGAAGCGCGGCTCTCGCCTGTTCCAACATGGCAATCAACCTTTGCCATAAGGCAGTTGATGAAATGCTTTCTAGCTAAGTAGTAGGCTAAACAATCACATAGTCACGGATCTGCGGATCCGTGGCTTTTTTTATGCCTAGACATAACCCTACCCCATTAACTAGAAAATTGCACAATCCTATCAGTTGAATTTTAGCCCTAGGGCCCTTTCTTCAATATCAAAAAATCAAATCATACATTAGAATAAACTATTATAATACAGGGTAATCCGTAGGTGGGGGGTATTAATGGAAAATCGCGCGCATTTTAATAAATTGGAATATTTGAAGAACCAAAAAAAATCGGCGCCTATTTTTTGAAAAAAGGAAAACAACAAATTATAATAATATATGTTATTAGACAAAGAAGAACTTTTATTCATTCACATTCCAAAATGTGCAGGCAGGAGTGTGGAAAGGTATTTTGAATATAAAGGAAGAAGACATAGAACATTAGATGAATATATAAAGAAAGAAGGAGAAAGAATAGAATCTTTTTTTAAATTTAGTTTTGTGCGAAATCCATGGGATCGTATGGTAAGTTGGTATTTTGCGCATAAAGGCGAAGAATATGAGCCTAAAACAAGAGAAGGTTTTCAAGATTGGATAAAAGGCGGCTTAATTAATCATTGGATAGATAAAACAATAGATGGCGTTAATTGGAAAAACAAAGATCCTTTATCAATGACTGAATTTTTAGTAACAGACAAGTCTGTTGAATTTGACTACATAGGAAAAGTAGAGAACATAGAAGAAGATTTGAAAAAGATATGTTCTATGAAAGGAATTAGATCACGCGCCGAAATACTGAATATAGGAAAGACAAAGAGAGAAGAATACAAATATTATTACAATGATGAATGCGCGAATATTGTAAAGGAACGATTTGCAGAGGACTTATATAACTTTGATTATAAATTTTAATATTCATAACCAAATTCGTATATATCTTTTGCATATTTATTTTTAATAAACTCTCTTGTTTCAGAATTATAATATTCACTATAGTGCTTATGTTTTGTTTTATTTATTTTAGGTAGAGATTCGCAAGTAATTCCTATTTCAGAGCATATTGAATTAAAATCTTTTTGCATATACTCAAAGCGGCCTATATGATTTATTAAATATTCTACCGAATTATAATCAGAATCAATTAAAAAATCTACTTGATTTGTGTCAAAGGGTATAGGTTGATGAGATAATATGTGCTGTCCTCTAAATACAAAATCCTCAAAACTAAAGTCTTTATAGTAAAATCTTGATTCGTGTTCGTGTTTTAAATAAAAATATGAAGAAACTACCATATCCCACGGATTGCGGATAAATGAAAATTTATAATATTTATCCCAGTCCCATCCTTGCTCGATAAAGTGTTTTCTTAAAGAAGCTGCTGATGCATGCCAATAATAAGGAGAATCTTTATCTCCCGTACTTTTAATATCCGAAAGAGGATTTAGTGTTTTTCTAATCGTGCTTGAACCTGTCTTTGGAACTGCAATAAATATAAACTTATATTTATGAGATATCCTCATTCAAAATTTTAAAAAACTTTTTATTTTAATTCTACCGAGTCTTTTATACTAGATATATCTTTATTTTTAAGATTTTTTATTTCTTCGTATTCTTCTTTTGATATAGAAACATTATTTAATGATTCATAACTATCAGAATTAATAACTTTATTATAAATTGAGTTATTACTTTCTTTATTACTAATGCTTGGTATGGATTCGCTATCTATTACCTCTACTTCTCTAAATTCTAATTCCTTTAGTTTAAAAGGAAGAGTCGGCATATATATTTGATCTTGAGTATCACAATTATTGTAACCCTTACAAAATCTTCTTATTTTTTCTTCGGCATCTCTTTGTGATGCCCCTTTTACTTTTACTACTCCTACTTCTTGTAGGAAGATTGATACATCGTATAAACCTTCATCATTCATCACTCTCTGCAATTTCTGCGAGTCGAATAGATATTTCCATTAAAGTTTTATTTAAAATTGCGAGTTGGTTTTTAATTTCTTGCATTTCCTCGTGTTGCTTTGACATTTCTGTTCCAATTCTCCATCCCAGCCATTTTGTGCTATCATCAGGTTCTAGACTCATATATTATTTTTTTTCTATTTGTTGTACTGTAGTGTTAATAAAGTTTATTATACTGTATAAAAGTTATTTATCAATATAATTTTCAAACTTTTTAAAAAAGTTATCTCTTTTTCTTTGTTTTATTCTGAGCGAATATTCTTCATGCCCAAGTTCCTGTATTGAAACAAGATACTCATTTATTTTTTCTGGGGTTAAATTACTTAAGGAATATATTCCATCTTCAATTTCAAATAAATCGTCATCATTTAAATCATTTTGATATATCTCGAATTGATAGTTTTCAGAAATTTTCTTATTTTTTTTAAAAACAACTTCTCCATTTAATTTTTTATCAATTTTGCCAGTTTTTTCATTTTTAACATGAGCAATTAAAACAGCATCAAATCCATTTGTTAGTGTTATTGTTCCAATAGTGGCATTTTCTATTGACGGGTGATCTTTAAATTCTATGTCTTTAAAAAGTTTCATTATTTTTTAATTAACATGTCGAGAATAAATACTAAAGCTAAAAATATACAAAATCCTATAGAAAAGTACTCAAGCAACATCTTTCACGATTTTTTAGGGTCTTCGCATAAATAGCAAGGTCCATGACCTGGCTTAGGACAACTATGAGATGTTTTTTTAATACAGGGCTTAAATGTGCATCCTGAAAGAAGAATTAGTATTAATAAATATTTCATACTATTATAATAGTTTTAAAAAAAATATATTCAATTAAAAATGGCACGAGAGGTGAGACTTGAACTCACGACATTCTGCTTAGAAGGCAGATGCTCTATCCAACTGAGCTACTCTCGCTTTTATAAAAATTTTGTTTTATCAAAGGGGTTACATATACATACAAGATTATTTGGAGTTTCCTCTAAAATTGGCTCAACAATTAAAACTGGATAAACATAGTTAGGATCTATAGATTCATACCATTCAACATCATTTAATATATGTGTCACTTCTTCACCTGATAATATTCCTTCGAAATATTCATCCATACAGTTCTCAACATGCTTAACACTTTCTTTTCCTATGTCTTGTGGCATTTATACTATATTAATACTAAATAAAATATAAGTCAACAAGATTGTGTGTAATTTATATTAAATGAAGAAAAAACATGAAGTAAAGCTTAATATCACTTATTTCGCATGTTTTATGTTAATAGTTGCATTATATAACCTATGGGGATCTAATAAAAAACTAGAAAAAGATCTAGATTTAGCTCTTGATACAATTGAAGAGCAAAACAGGGCAATATATGCACAGCAGCTATATAACAGCATATGGAGTCAAGTGAATAATTCCCCGATTAATAATAGGCGGCAGCCTGATTAATTCTTACAGGAAATCAAAATAAATAGATCCAACCTCTGGCTTGAGGTGTATATATATTATATAAACATAAAGCGAAAAGGAGGCAAAAAATGGATTACAGTAACTACATATTTCTTGGGGTAGGAGTGGCCCTAAGTATCTTAGGTTTCTTTCTAAAGAAAGAAGCTCAAAAACAATCAGAATTAGACCAAAGAGTAAAAAGTCTAGAAATCAGAGCAGAGAAAAACGGCGCTCTTGATGCAGAAAGATGGATTCAAGTAAATAAGCTTTTAGAAGATCGAAGAGCTGACATTATAAAAATATACGATACCATTCAAAAAAGATAAGCCGCAAAAGCGGCTCCCAAAAGGAGGGGAATTGCCATGAAAAAATTGCTAAAAATATTCTTTATAGTTTTTTTATTCTGTTCTTGCAATAAACAGAATTTAGAAGAACTATCAGAGATTCCTAATTTTGAAAGAGATGACGAAACATCCGTCTTAAAAAGACAAGACATTGGTTATCACTTTAATCATCAAAGAGAGTTTAACTATAAGAAGTTAAGAACTCCTAGAGATATAGGAGTTTTATTGTTTGATTCTAAGTTCGATCAAGTTGATTATTTTTATTTTTTAAAATTTAATAATTGGTTCGAAAAATTAAAGTTTGAAAACGGCATTATGCCAATCGATCAAGAAGAAAACCTTGATTGTGATAACTTCGCTCTTTTATATAAGTCATTAATGGGTATAGGAGCCTATAAGAACGGCAATAAGAACGAACCTGCTGTCGCAGTATTAGTAGTGGAACAAAGACATGCTTTTGGCGGCATTCCTGCCTCCCCTGGCTCACTACATATGATTAACTTAATAATAACCAATAATGGTTGGTTTATTTTTGAGGCTCAGACTGGAGCTAAAAAATTAATTGAAGAATACCCTAATCAGGAATATTTAAAATATTTAATATTCTAAAGAGGTTATACGACCGGCCTAAGCCGTTCATAATCAGCAGTTTGCAGAGATAATTTAAATATTGAAAATCACAATTATAGTTTTACTATTTATTAGTGATAAGTCATTTACATGAATCAATATTTATACATGTGCCAAAATGTGCTGGTACATCAATGGGAAAATTTTTAAGAACTAAGAACTTCTCTAATATAAGTTACCATCAAGCAAAAGATGGATCTCATGATAATGAAACTGGAGCCTACAAAATTGGAACATCAAGAAGGCTAAAGAGAGGTCTTGAAGATATATGGCAAGACTACTTTAAGTTCGGTTTTGTAAGAAACCCATGGGATAGATCTGTATCATGTTGGAAGAACAGAGGAGGCCCATATAAAGAGTTTAAAGATTTTATAAAAGCATATCCTTATGAAAAAAATGGAGATGCGAAAAGAAGCACTCAAAATATCATATGGCATGCATTACCACAATATGTACATTTATGCGATGAGAATGGAGATTTAATAGTAGACTTCATTGGAAGGTTTGAAAACATCGAGAGTGACCTTTATGAGGTTTGCAGGGTATTAGATATTAATTATGAAGAGCTAGGTAGACACAATGCAACAGAAAGAAAGCCTTATCAAGAATACTACGATCAAGAAACTATAGACAGAGTAGCGGAAATATATAAGAAAGATATAGAAATGTTTAACTATAACTATTGAAGTGAATTTTCGTTCTATTTAAATTCATACACGAAAGACTCGATGTCTTTTGCGTATTTTTCCGCAACGATTTCTTTAGCTTCTTTAATATTCTGATGGATTTTTTTTAATTACATCAGATAAAGTTTGATGCTTAACGAAACCTGATTTAATATTTTCACCAAAAGCTGATTCTATTGATGTCCCGCCAGTCCCAGGTATATGTATAAATATACATTTATGTTTATGATTAATCATTTTTAAATCCAGTGGTTATATTTTTTCATGGCATTTGTTTTTTGCTCTACCGTTCCTTTATAATTATAATGAACAATATAAGGGTCTTTAATAAATTTACTATATTCATACCAGTGAGAACCATTCGGAAATGTATCAATATCTAATATCTTTACTTTTAAATCTTTATATATGCCGTCACGTTTTGCATTGCTCCAAAATTTAGCGTTAAGATAACCTTGGTCAGTTTTATCTTTCCCTATCCAATGATCATTCCTATCGTATTTAGTATTAAAAAGCTCAAGTGTTAATTTAGTTGGCTTAACCATATAAAAGCCTGTACATAGTCTTGGAGGTCTATTATTTCTAGTAGCATTCCATCTTACTCCATCGCGTTGAATAACGATATCATAGATATTTAACAAGGATAGCATATAATCAATGGGATCTTTTAAAAAAACTATATCTAAATCAGAACAAAAGACAGTTTTGCCAGATTCTAATTTTTCTTTTGTTAAATTTATTTTTTCAAAAGCTATTTTAGGGAAGTCACCTTCAACGAAAGATGCAGATTCTCCACTAACCTCAACAAGCTCATGTCTGTTTTCTATTCCTACATTTTTTAAATGAGAAATAAAATTATCATATATTGGGGAATATTTTTTATCCCCTGAATTTATTATAGAGAAAAAATCAAGCGAATTGTTCATATTGGTTATTTTAGAATTTGTAATCAAAAAAATTTATATCTTTTTTGAAAAGGTTATTTATGATATTATAAGTGTCTTCATCATAAAAATTTTTATAATTTAATACTGCTGTTTTGTGGGTATGAGGTAATGAATTAACAACTATGTGGGGATATTCTTTCTTGAGTTTAGAAAAATCTTTTTCTAATCTCTCAAATCTCATTAAATAATCTATACATATATTATTTTCGTATGTAATATAGTCAATTTGATTTAAAAAACCGCTATGCCATATGCGAGTCTCATCTTTGCAGTTTATTTGATCTGTCAACCAAATCTTAAAATTATTACTATTAATATTTTTTCTTTGCCATTTGTATATGGAAAAAACTCTATCCCAGGGATTCCTTATTATAGAAAATTTAAAAAAACTCATAACCATTTCATGGGGATACCATGAGAGCTTAGAGTGACCGTTTCTGTAGTTTCCTAGTTTTATCCCGCCCCATTCTTTGCCATTCCCTCCTCTACACACGATGGATTTCTCCAATGACCCTCCAGCAGTACGCGGGATATGAATAAAGATAAACTTTCTTTTATTACAAAAATTCATAAACGCCAATTATTAAGAAAGCTTTCTAGGTTACTATTATAGGAATTATATTTTAAACTTAAGTCTAAAAAATTTAAATCAGGATTAGCAACTAAAGAAAAATAAGAAACATTCGATGTTGTTCTAAGAAGGTAAGAACATTTAGATAAAAGCATTGCATCAATAAAAACTTCTTTGACATTTTGTTTTTTATCAAAGTCTGGGTTGTGATGTATGCTTTTTGCTTCTTCTTTGGAAATGTTATTAGAATAAAAACACACTTTACCTCCAAAAGCTTTTATCAAAGCATCTCTATACACTACATAATCAGTAGCTATAAAAATCTTATCATATTTTTTTTCTATTAAGCAAACTTCATTGACGACATCTTTTTCACTAATGCGATCCCATTTATCGCCAAAAAGATTATCTTTTTTTCTATCTGTCGATCTAATGTGAATCCCTAAAGTTTTTTCTTTAAAATTATGAGCAACAAAAGAATTTATTTCATCTTCAATTTCTTTTTTAATTATTGGTTTTATATATCTTTCATAAGATAAATGAGCTTTTTTCCTATCCCTCAACATACGACCTTTGACCTCTTTGAAATCTTTATTATTAATTTTTGACTGCTTAAAAATTGTATCAAGAAAATCTTCTCCATAAGCTTTTGATTTGATTGCATAGTTGATGTGAATATTCTTATTGTTTAGATATTCAGAAGATGAAGATATGAGCCCATTCAAAATTGAAAACAATCCATTAGTGGAATAATTTGCTACTAATACAATATCCTTAATATTTTTCATGTTTTTGTATCGACTTTATTTTGTTTTCTATTCCTATGATTGCCATGTATATGATAAAAATTATCTTTTTCTTTGAAAGGTTTATTTTTAATTTTTTCGTAAGCTTCATTCATTCCATCAACCCTCTTCTTTGCATTAGTAATTTGATCATCTGTAATCTTAATACCAAATTTTTTAGAAACTTTTTGGGCGACATGATTTATTGAATCCAATAGAGTCCCAGTAGCATCTTTTGAGTACTCTGACTTATAAACAATATCATTATAATTAAAAACTAAGATATTACTTCTTTTATGGCAAAAATCTGGAACAACTGCTTTACCTCGCTCAATAGTTATTAGGGCCGCATCATTAATATCAAACATCCAATCGTTTTGACCTTTCCTTGCGTGTTGTTTATATATTTTTATATCTGTATCAATTAATTTTTCCTGAATCATGTCAGACTTTAAATTTTCTGGAGGTGTTATTCTAACAGGAGATTCAGGGTCGAAAAAACCGTGAAGTATATTAATAAGCAAAGTACTGCCGCTTCCAGTTGGTGTGATTACGAAAAGCTTTTCTTCTATGGGTTTAGTCAAAGATGGTTTCTTGATCTTATTATATCGAAAATAAATATCTGATCTCAAGAGCAATGTCTGTCTACCTGTATACAAGACAGTATATCCATCCTTTAAGCATTGAGGGACAACTAAAGTTTGCTTCCATGGATCAGAATGATCAGAATCGTCTATTAAAATAATGGCTGGATAATTGGATTTATTATAAAGCTCTAAATAAGATTGATGCCTTTTGGGTGGATTAAAATCCATATATAACAAATCTATATTTTTTATATTGGGAACAATTTCAAGACAATCTTGATTATAATAATTTACTCTAGAATTACTTCTTAATTTTTTTTTCACTGAATTAATGTGCTTTTCCTCAAGATCTATAAAGTGTAAATTTTTTGCATTTGTTTTATTAAACCAATACAATGCACTATTTCCGCTCATATTTCCTTGAATGCCACTACCGCATTCAACAATAGTATTAAAATCTAACTTATTAATTAGCCAACAAACGAACTCCAATGAATGACTTGGGTTATTTCTTGGCTGCATAAAGCCAGATTTAGAAGAAAGCCATTGAGACCATTCGTGCCATTCTTCAATATCTTTAATACTGTAATAAGAAGAGCCTAACTCTTGTGATGTTTTAGGCGTATAGTTCATCATATTATTTATTTTTTCTTCTATTGGTTTCATTTAAATAACTTATGGTTTATTTTTGTTTTTTAGGTAATTGACTAAATGGCTATTTCATCTTATTTGATCAACCTTATATTCAAAATTTGGCACTCCTTTTGAATAATCAAAAATTTTTATCAATTCCTTGCCAGCTGTCCACGAGACCAGATGAGACCAAGTGGATTGTGAGTTTGATCCAGCAAAATATGCACAATCAGAAAGAATTTTAAAATCAATTAACCAATCTACCGAATCTCTTAAATATTCAACTTCATCATTTGTAACTACATCAAAATCTTTAGAAAGATTTTCCTTTACTAGCGGTAATATCGGCCAGATTGGGCAAAGATCATTTCCCGCTAAATAAATTTTAGAAATCTTTTTTCGGCTCAAAGAAGTTCTTATTGAATTTATTATATATTCAAGGTATCTTTTGTACAAAACTTTTTTTTCCTCCAAAGTTTCAATAACTCTTGCGGTCCCAAATAATCTTTGGCACATATGATCTATAGTAGGATTTCCTCCTATGTATTTTCTTATTTTTTCATTATTTTCTGCATTTACCCCTACTCTACTATAATCTTCTGTCCTAATATGAACACCCATAGTGCTCTCTAGTTTAATATTTTTTTTTAAAATCAATTCATTCGCTTTATCTCTTATTTCTTTTTTAAAGATTAAATTTTGCACATTTTTTAAAAAAGCTAACTTATAATCTTCTTTGCTTATTTGAATTTTTAAATCTCTTAATAATTTAATTCTATAAGAAAGTGCCCATGAACCGCCCCGTAATGAGAAATTCGCTTTTTTGTCTGAATAAAAAAAATCGTTCTCATAAATATCACCCAACTCCCTATATTTAGAATCTTTAAAAAATCTATTCCGTGGAATTTCTTGCCTGAAAAGATCTTTTTCCAATAAATCTGAAAAAATTTTGACCTGACAATGCTCTATAACTCTATTAGCTAAACCACCTCCGCAAGTTTCATAACATATATAGTTCATAATTTTAAAGTTGTTTCTTTATTTCTAATTTTTATTTTCAAAGTATCTTGCCCAAAATCAAACATATCTTTTAGAATTTCAAAAGGTTTAGATTTTCTTGCAGCGGCACAAGGGCCAAATGTAGAACCTGGGCTACATATTATGCTTTCACATTTTCCGAGTAAATGCCAATCTATATAAGCATCTATAATTCCTTCTTTAGTTCCTCTTTCGGATTGTATATTTTTATAATAAAATAATTTTTTATTAAAATTTTCTTTAAAAAAATCATATACATCCTTTGAGTCTGAACATAAAAATAAAAAATCAAAATCTTTATTTTTGATATAATCAATTATTTTTTTGCAAACATTTTTCGCAAAAAGTTTTTTATTAGATCTATAATTTTTGTAAGAAATATTAAGATTGCCATGGGGCCTCATGTTATCAGTCAGCCTAACATGCAAACCCAGAACATTTTTATTTTCATAGGTCATCCAAAATTTAAATAATTCGTCTTGAATATGACTGTTAACTTCAAACTTTGAGTAAAAATCAGCTTCTTCAGACTTGTTTTCGCTGTGAGTTCCTGGCATATATCCACCGTTTATTATGATAATGTTTTGTACATCAGAAGATCTAATTAAATCTATATTTTCATTCTCAGACCCAAGCTGGAAATAAATAAAATCTTTAGATTGCAAAGTTCTAATTTTACTTTCAACACCAAGTTTTCTTATTTCTTTAAAATTAAAGTTAAAATTACTATTGGTGAAAAAATCATTATACTCGAAGATGTCTTCGAATAAGCAATTGGTTTTTGGCTCAGGACACCATTTGATTTCAAATTTTCTATTTAATTGTCTGGATAGATTATATGCAGAATGCATCGCCCTAAACCTGTTGGCTAAGCCGTTTATAGGGCTACATATTATTTTACCTTCTGGATCCATTCTTTATAAATTTCTTTGGATTCATTTTTATGATGTATTGATTTTAATTTTGTATTAACATAGTGCCATCTTCTGACATGCAACATCATTGACTCAGCCCCAAAACCGTGCATGTTCTTATTGAGCACCACAGCTTGTTTGAAATATTTTTCAATGAATAAATTGCCCTCTTTCCAATAAGCTGGAACTCTTTCAGTGCTATATCTTTGCAAGGTAATAAGATCTCCAAAAACCTTATGTCCATTAAAAATTTTAATAGAATTATCAAATTCTAAAATTCTTTCATTTGAAATTTCATCATATAAATATCCCTCATATTCATCGTCTTTTAAAACATTTTCATAATCTTCAAAATTTTTCCATATATTATTAGTTTTTGATTGGTTTTTATAAATACAAAATGGGCCACACAGATGTTTTCTATCTGCCGAAATTATATCATAATCCCATACATATGAATAATCTAGAAACTTTTTTATATTACCCCATATTATATCTAAATCGCAATGTCCCCAGAAATAATAACCCTTCAAATAATCTTGAAATACAATTGGGAAAGCCATTCTTAAATCGCAGATTTTGTACGACTTTTTAATCTCAACTTTTATGTTTAATTTTGCTGAAGCAAGCTTGTTGAGTTTGTCCAGAGAGAAATTAACAAATTCTATATTTTTGTCTTTGTGCGATTTTTCCTGATCCGTAAAAATAATCCAATCAATATCTGGATTTGCTTTAGCGCTCTCTTTCCACAGAGAAAAATAATAGGGAAATTCTCCGAAATATGGAACTATTAATAATGTTTTCTTCATATAACAATCTCAAACCATGCCCCATTTTTATCTGGAATTATTTCTTTTTTACTATAAATTAATTTTAACACTTCTGGGTTTACTATATCTTCCTCGCATTCTACAGATGTAGGATTACCTGAGCCTTGAACATTATGCCAGAAAGGTACTCTAATTCTTCTATTTTCTCTTATTTTTCCAGAGCATAAGTTCAACTTACCATGCTCAACTTTCATTTGGTCATAGATTAGAGACTTGAATACAAGCTCTGGGTTCCATTGGTAAGACTTTGAACGATCATTATAGAATAAAATATTTTTATCTTCAAGTTGTTTCTTGTACCAGATGTTGACAAAGTATTCAAATATAGCCATTCGCATATCCATGAGCTCAGAAGATCCTAAACAAAAACGATCAAAAAGACCGCAAAAATGATTGTCATGCGCAGGTATATAAAGCTCGTATTCTCTTAGGTTGTTTATATTTTCTAAAGAATTAAAATAATACAAATCTGGCCTAGTCCATATAACACACTCATACTTTTTGCCATAAAAATTTTCAGAAGATATTTTTAGATTCCTGCACTTTAACATAGAAATCCATTGCAATAAATTGCCCTTCATTCCATTTCTTTGAAAAGAATTTAAGTTATGAGAAAAGTTTATATATTTTTCATCAACATAATCAGGCTCAAAAACAATAAAATTGTTATTACAATGCGTTTTAATTTCTTCTAATATTTTTAAATTTTCTTCGGTTTGGCATTCTACGGGAAAATGTCCAAATAAATCTGGCTTATCTGGTAGAGTATTTATTATTTTTTCAATTAAAGATTTTGAACCTATATCAAAATATCTCAAAAGAGAGGATATGCATAAAGCGATAGAAGATTGCTCTAAATTTGAAGAAAAATTTTGAATTTCAATTTCATCAGGTTCATTGCTTGAAAAATATAAAGACTTAACATATTCAAGTTGTTTTTTCTTGTTTTCGTTGCCTTCTACCCAATTAGCATGATGAGCGATTAAGTTTTCTGGCACATTTAACTCAGATGGATCTGAGTATTTAACTCCAGGATTCCAAACCTTATCTCTAGGGATTTTTTTCCAATTTAATTGCAACCATCCTTCATCAAGAAGGCTCTGCATGACGTACTGCTCTCCTCCTCCTTTTTCATGCATTATATCATGCAATCTCTTAGCGACAATTTCAAAAAAGTTTTGAGTTTGCAAAGAACATCTACATACAAAAAAACCAGAACATATTTTACCCTTTAAATCGTTTTCTTGAAAAGCTATATCATCAGATTTTAAAAAATCTTTTAGATACTCATAAGAATCATTTAGGAACTGTACATCTACATCTGAGCAAACAATCACTTCGCCCATATTTTCTTCTACCGCTTTTTTCCAAGCAAGAACTTTATTATATTGAGTTTCCCTCCATCCCTGTTCTCTATATTCTCCAGAATCAGACAATTGTTTTTCGAAAAAAATTGGTCTTACATCATACTCTTCTGAGCTGGGTTTTAAAAAATTTTCATAAAATTCTTCATGGGAAGGGGTAAAAAAACAATAAAGTTTGGGTTTATTCATAAATATTTCTAAATTTAACTAACAGTAGAAAATGTTTTTTTTTATTGATGCAACCGAATAGCCGTGGGCATTCATTCTTTTTTTAATGTCTTCAAAGTATTGATTATGTATTAATACATTAAAAAACCCGTCCCTAAAATCGGCATCTTCAGTATATTCTAAACATATGTTTTCTAAGATTTCTTTACTTTTCACGTGTAATATATTTTATATATTAAATGTTTAATTTAACAATTCCAAAAAAAAAGAGTAAAATGAAATTAATTTTAATTTTAAGTTTGTTATTAACCTCTTGCTCTATAACTAAAGTGCTAAACCCCTCCAAAAATGAAATTAAAAATGTAGAAATAAAAAGCACAGAAGAAAAAGTCCAAGATTTATTTCAAGAGCAAGATTTAAACAAAGATGGGTATATTGATCCATTAGAATTTAGCCAAAAAAGAAAAGAGCAGAGAAATGTCCTACCAACAATTTCTATTATTGCAATTCTTTCTTCTGTAATTATTATATGTATATCTCCCAAACTATTTGAATTGTTTGAAAAATTTACAAATACTAAATTTCGAAAAAAATGAATTTAACAGATTGAGATTTGAGTGGAGGAATCTGAAAAAAGAATTCAATCAAATTTCAACGATACATAGAAAAGCATCTTCTTTGTTTTATAAAGAAGTTATGGACGTAGTTAAAGAGTTTGACCTAGATAACCCATTTTCTCAAGAAGAGAGTACAGAAAGAAAGGGGAAGGCGAAGGTCTTTGAGTTGGACGAAATTAAAAAAATATATAGAAGTGTGGCTGTAAAAACACATCCAGATAAAAATAGTAGTAGTGATGAAGCCTTCAAAGAATTAGTCAACTCGAAAAAAGAAGGCAAGGTAAATAAACTTTTAGATAGTGCAAAAGAATCTAATATTAAAATTGAAGAAATTTCGTTCGAAGTCGTTAAAAGAATAGAAACAGAAGTAGCAGAGTTAAAAAAGGAGATAGAGGATATAGAACTTTCTATAGAATGGAAGTGGTATCACGGAAACAACAACACACAAAAACAAATCATTAAAACCATAACAGATGGATTAAAACATGACAAAAAGAAAAACTAAAAATACTGCACCTTTTAGAGGTGAAGAGAAAATAACGCTAAACAGTTTAGAATTAACTACTAAACAAAAAAAAATACTGCAGACTAGTTTAAGTGAAGATTCTAAGATAATGTTTGTTTCAGGCCCAGCTGGCAGCTCAAAAACATACATATCTGTGTACTCAGCATTAAGGTTGTTGGCTCAAAATAACGATCTTGAGTTGCTATATGTCAGGACCATCATTGAGAGTGCTGAAAAAGGCTTAGGAGCTCTTCCTGGAGATCTAAATGAGAAATTTAATCCGTATATGCTTCCTCTTGAGGATAAACTTTATGAAATATTACCCAAAAATACAACCTTAAAACATTCATTATTTGATAAAGGAAGAATTGAAGCAATGCCAATAAACTTTCTGAGGGGAGCTAATTGGAAAAATAAAATAGTAATTATGGATGAAGCTCAAAATGCAACATTTAAAGAACTTACTACTTTAATTACAAGATTGGGGGAAAACTCTAAACTTTTCATATGCGGAGATTATATGCAAAGCGATATAAACGGGAAAAGCGGTTTTGTTGATATGATGAATTTATTTGATGATGAAAAAAGCAAAGAGAAAGGAATTCATTGTATAAAATTTAACCAAAGAGATATAAAAAGAAGTGAGATATTAAAATACATAATATCTAAATTAGAGACCAAAAACAATGAAGCAGGGAGATCTAATTAAGATTATTTACGATGAAAATATTGTATTAGTAAAAATAACAAAAATATTTAAACAATACGGGTTTGATAACCATGGAGAAATTATGGTTTCTATGGTTAGAGTTAATTCAAGATTAAACTTATGGGAAAATGAATTAACAATCCCATACCACAAAAATTATTCATTCTAAATAAAAAAAAATAAAAAAAATTTTTTAAAATGTATAATGTATATATATGGTAGAAATTTTAATCGCTTTAATATCTTGTGCTACAACTCTTTCGGCTGTATTCTTTCAACATAAATTAAACTTTAAGAAAAAAGAAAAAAGAATAGAAAGAACTAGAGAAATATTACAAAATACATTTGTTAAAAATGTTTACCTAATAATAAAAAAAGAAAAAGATGAGAAAGTTTGGGAGCATGAATCAAAATCATCATTAGATGATTGGCTGTCAAAAGAAGAGAGGATATTGAGAATTGTTGAGGATAATTTTGAATTTATAGTAGAATTTGAAAATAAAGAAAACATAAACTTAGATAATATGAATAAAATAAAAAAATATACTGAAGCCCTAAATAAGGAGATTGTGTGATGTCCTTTTTATATTGCAGAAATTGTGGTCATAAAAATATTTACACTTTGACCCCGCCTAACTTTTGCAATAGTTGTGGAGAATCTTTTTCAGACAACTCAACTAAAGCAAAAAAAGTAAGAGAAATTCCAAGCGAGCCACTCAATGATGACGAAACTGACATTGATCAAGTTCCAATTATAGCAAGATTAGAAGTAGATATCTCTCATGATAAGAGTAAGGTTTTTAAAGGCTCAGAGCTTTTAAGAATTGAAGAGCCTGAGGTCAATAAACAAAAACCTAAGAGTGTCAAGAAAAAAACAAAAAGTAAGGTACGAAGACAAGTCAAAAGAAATTGATAATGAGATAAGGAAAAGGCGACCTAAATGGCGCCTGACTGCTCTTAATTGGATGGATTTTGATGATGTATCTCAAATTATGCGCGCTCATTTAGCTAAAAAATGGGACCAATGGGATCAGTCTAGACCATTGCTCCCGTGGATTAATAAGATAATAACAAATCAATTCAAAAATATATTACGAAATTATTATCATAGTTTTGTCAAACCCTGTGAAGGCTGTCCGTTGAATAATTCAATGACTGGAGAGGGTGCAGATAATTCTTGTTCTTTTACAAAAAGCGGAATTCAAGACGAAACCTGCCCTTTATATAAAAAATGGTCTAAATCAAAAAAACATGCTTGTAACATAAAAATTCCCATATCAATGGAAGAAGTCACAGGAGAAGTTTCAAGCACTTTTCAGTTTGACAGAGAACTAGATACTAACATATCTATATTTCACAAACAAATGAAAGAGGAATTAAACGAAAGACAATTCTGGATTTATAGCATGTTATTTATAGAGGAAATACCAGAAGAAGAAGTCGCTCTAAAACTTGGATATAAAACTTCAGAAAAAGGAAGAAAAGCTGGATATAAACAAATAAAAAATTTAAAAATAAAATTTAAAGAAATTGGAGAAAGATTAATTAAAAAAAGAGACATATTTTTGTAATGAAACTATCAAAAAAACAAAAAGAATTTATAGATAAAAATTATTTACAAATCCCAGATATAGATCAGTTAACTAGAGCTTTATTTGAAGACGAATCATTAGATGGGCGTAATAAAGAAGGTAAAGCTGTAGCTGAGTACATGATTGAAAAAGGTTATGGATACAAGACTAGGGTTCATAAAAAAGCAAAAAAAATAAGATTAAATCAAGAGCAAGAAAGTTTAATAAAAGAATATGCAAAAGACAAACTTAGCAGCCTGCAAATAGCTCAGTTAGTTTTTCAAGATAAAGAAGTTAAAAATTTAAGTATGGAGCAAAGAATTGTAGCTGATTTTTTAAAAACAAACAGTCCAGATTTTATAAAGCCAAAACAAACTGAAGATAGCGAAATATATGAATCTCCCAAAACAGATTTGAAGATTATAAAAAAGATAAATCAATATGCTCATGTAGAATTAAATCCAGAAAAAATGAAAAGATTTGAAAACGAATGCATTTCGATGACAAAAAAATACATGTCATCCCCTCGATTTGTTCAACTTATGAATACATATAATTGTCAGGATAGAAATTTATTTGAGGCTGAATTTGTAAGGGCTACATGGGATAAGCCAGATTTAACTATTGATGAAATTAATTTATATATTAATGTTTGTGTGGACTATATAAATTTAAAAACAATACAAAGAAACATGGAGAAGTTAAATCAAATGTTTGACGAAGTTGAAGATCAGACAGAAATGTCTGTAAAACTTGCAGAGATATTAAAAGCTAAAAGTGCTGAATACCATCAATGCGAGCAAAGACAAGAATCTTTGATCAAAAAATTAAATGGAGATCGTTCTGTAAGAATGAAAAATAAGCAAGATAGGTTTGCTTCTATTTTGAATTTAGTTCAATCATTTCAAGAAGAAGAGGAAAGAACTAGGATGATTGAGATAGCAGAAAAACAAAAGCAATTAGTAGATGAAGAAATTGATAGATTAGAAGATATGGATTCATGGAAAGCTAGAGTTTTAGGTTTAAGAAGGGAGGATGTATTATAATGTATAAATATAAAATAAAAGAAATAGTAAAAGTTGTTGACGGAGACACTGTAGATGTAATGATTGATTTAGGCTTCAATACTTTTATTAAAGTGAGAGTGAGATTATATGGCATAAACACTCCAGAAACTAGATTACAAAAATCAATCGCAAATATTGAAGAAAGAGAGAAAGAGAAAAAAAGAGGACTTATTGCAAAAGAAAAAGTTAAAGAAATTTTATATAATGCCAGATCAATAAAGCTTGAATCTAAAGGGTTAGGTAAATATGGTAGATCGTTAGGTATAATTACAATAGATGATAGAGAAGAGTCTTTAAATAATTTTTTATTAAATAATGGATATGCCGTTAAAATGTAAAGTTTGTGGTAAGGAGTTCGAAAAAAGAAGAGGGCTTCATTTGCATATAAAAAAAGCTCATAAGATTGAGTTAAAATCTTATTACAAAAAATACGACCCGAAAAAGAGTAAGCTTTATAAAAAAACTATTCCTTTCAAAAATTCAAAAGATTACCTTGAAAGAGATTTTATAAATAGAGCGGAGCTTTTAGAGTGGTGCGATAAAGAAAAAAAGGAAATAGTAAAACCTTATATTCTAGATTTAATCAAAAAAAGAAAATTAAATAAAGGCATTGAGTATTCCCTGAGTGAGTTGGAGTTAGAGCTTTGTGATTTTCCCAGTATTAATTCCTACAAAAATGTTTTAGGGAGCTACTCTGAAGCTTGTAAGGAAATAGGTTTAAATAATTTTCACAACAAAAATATACCAAATAATTTTTTCTCTGAATGCGAAGAGGAGATATTGATTTTCATAGACACTAGAGAACAAAAGCCAATAAAACTAAAAAATAGTCAAAACATGAAGCTTGACTTCGGTGATTATACTGTGGGTGGAAAGCATTATGATTATACATATATAGATAGGAAAAGCGAGCAAGATTTTAAAAGCACATTAAGCGGGGAAAACTTTGAAAGATTCAAAAGAGAATTAGATAGAGCTAAAAAATTTGATTCATATATTTTTATAGCCGTTGAAAGTAGCATAAATAAAATAAAAATAAACAATAATTTTGGGGCTCATAAAGCAAAGCTTCCCTACATATGGCATAACTTAAAAACTATATCTCAAGAATACAAAGAAAATTGCCAATTCATTTTTGTAGAAAACAGAAATGGGTTGAAAAAAATAATACCTAAATTATTATTACATGGCAAAGCATTATGGAATGTAGATTTGCAATATTTTATTAACAAAAAAATTAAAGAAAATGAGTAATGTAATATGGTCACTTGATTTAGCAGTAGATTTATCTATTTGTAATGTAGATAAATTCAACGAAGACTCCCTTAAGGAAATGGCTCAAGAAGCTTCAGCAATCTTTGATAAAGATGCGGAAATAATTGGGGTCGTTACTGAGTTTGGGGGGCATAACGAGGAAATGAAAGGATTCAGGATAGTTCATGAAAATCAAAATTCATTGCTTACTGGCCATTTTGTACAAAGCAAAAAGAAGGCTTATATAAATATACATAGTTGTAACCCATATAGACCAAGCGAGTTGATTGAGTTTTTATCAAAGTTCTTTGAATCAGAAAGCTATAAAGTTCAAAAGATTCATAGAGAATAATGGCTTGGGATAAAGGAGAGCAACTTAGATCTAAAAAAGAAGACTTTAATAAACTTCTATTAGAAACAAAAGGTTTTTTAGAAGAAGATGAAGCGAAGATATTGTTATATAAGTTCTTAAGAGAAAATATAACTTTTTCGGCAGATTTAATATCAGGAGTGGAGCTTTTTCCATTTCAGCATATGGCAATAAAGGCTATGTTTGAAACAGACTACACGTTGGGTATATGGTCCAGAGGAATGTCCAAATCTTTTACTACTGGCATCTATGCTTTTCTTGATGCTATCATGAATCAAGGGGTTGAAATCGGAATTTTATCTAAATCATTTAGACAATCCAAAATGATTTTTAAAAAAATAGAAGATATCGCCGCCAAACCTGAGGCTAGATTTCTGTCTCAATGCATTACTCATAAATCGAAAAGTAATGATGAATGGCTTCTTGAAATTGGATCTTCTAGAATTAGAGCATTGCCATTAGGGGACGGATCTAAACTTCGAGGCTTTAGATTCCACAGAATAATAATAGATGAATTCTTATTAATGCCAGAAAGAATTTATAATGAGGTTATAGTACCCTTTCTTTCTGTTGTCGAAAATCCTGTTGAAAGAGAAAAAATGCATAATGTGGAAACTAAACTTATAGAGCAGGGAAAAATGAAAGAAGAGGATAGATATGTATGGCCTAATAATAAATTAATAGCCCTATCTTCTGCCTCATATAAGTTCGAATATTTATATAAAGTTTATGAAAAATTTGAGGCATTAATATCTGGTCAAGTAAAAGAAAATTCGGGGAATGCAACTAGATGTATTATGCAGTTTAGTTATGATTGCGCCCCCAAGAAACTATATGATGAGAACCTAATAAATCAATCGAAACAGACCATGAGTCAATCTCAGTTTGATCGTGAGTTTGGAGCTTTATTTACAGACGATAGTTCTGGTTATTTTAAAACTTCAAGAATGGCAGCTTGCACTGTTATTGACGGAGACGAGCCTTCTGTTGAAGTATATGGAGACCCAAAATCAAAGTACATACTATCTTTTGATCCGAGCTGGGCAGAATCAGAAAGTTCAGATGATTTCGCCATACAAGTATTTAAACTAAATGACGAAACTCAACAAGGTACTATGGTTCACGGTTATGCTTTACCAGGAACCAACTTAAAACACCATATAAAATATTTTCATTATCTTTTAAAAAATTTTAATATAGTTTCTATAGTAGGAGATTATAACGGAGGTGTTCAATTTATAAATGCATGCAACGAAAGTAGTTTATTTAAGAACTCTAACATAAAAATAAAAACTTTATCTCAAGATTTTGACAAGCCTGATGAATATAAAAAAGAATTAATCGAAGCAAAAAAAGAATACAATTTAACAGAAAGAAAATATTGCATTTTAAGAAAGCCTACTAGTCAATGGATAAGAAGGGGCAACGAATTATTACAAGCCAGTTTTGATCATAAAAAAATATGGTTCGCTTCTAGAGCCATGGATGATCATTACAATATACAAATAAAACAAAAAATACCAATAAAAGATTTAAAATTTTCAACTCATGCAGAAATAGAAGACAAGCAAAGTCAAGGAGCTAAAATGATTGATTTTATAGAACATCAGCAAGATATGATAAATCTAGCAAAAGCTCAATGTGCATTAATACAAATTAAAACTTCTCCTCAGGGCAACCAGACATTCGATCTGCCAGACACTCTGAAAAGAACATCTGGCCCAAATAAGGCAAGAAAAGATTCATATTCAGCACTAGTACTTGGTAACTGGATGATTAAAATATATTATGACATGATGTCTGCTCAGGAACAGCAAGAATTCAATTCTTTTGTTCCTATGTTTATAAAGTAAAAGTTAAAGTTAAAGTTAACTTTTAGACTTTTATTGAAGTTATGTGTATTATATCTATATGGAGAAAAGAAAGTATGTAAAAAAGTCTGAGTACTGGAATAAATTTAATAAACCAATTGATGAAGTTTTAGGAGAGCAAAACTCTGCAGGCGATATATTCCAAGAAGGAATTCAACCTATATCTGCTGGAGAAAGTTTTTATGTTTCATCTGCATCTGCAGGAAGCTACACTAGAACAGGAAGCGGAACATCAACAAGTAGAAGAAGAAATTCCATAACTAGTAAATCAAAAAATTATAGGTTTGCTAATATTAGACAGGGAATGCTTCCATATGAAGTCTCATCTGATGGAGTAAATGTTAGAGAATCTATTGAGCTTTGCCAAAAAGCTTATTGCAATGTCCCTATATTTAGAAATGCAATAGATATAATGGCTGAGCTAGCTAATTCCCCAATTTATGTAGAAGGAGGAAATGAAGCGTCTAAAAAATTTATTGAAAAATGGTTTTCAAAAATAAACTTATGGTCATTAAAAGATCAATATTTTAGAGAATATTATAGATCTGGAAATATATTTCTTTATAGAATAGATGGAAAATTTGATAAAGAAGATTTCTCAAAATTAAATAAAATCTATGGATCTGAGAAATTTATAAAAGAAAATAAGATACCAATTAAATATATTTTATTAAATCCTTTCGATATAACTGCATCAAGAAGCACTTCATACAATAAGAATGTTTATAAAAAAATATTATCAGAGTATGAATTAGAAAGACTCCAAAACCCCAAAACCGAAGAAGATAAAGAAATTTTTGAAAATTTACCACAAGAGGTAAAAGAAAGAATTAAAAGCGGAGGCTGGGGGGCAAAAGGAGTTACTATGGATTTAGATACCACCAAGTTGTGCTATGCTTTTTATAAAAAACAAGATTATGAACCATTTGCTATTCCATTTGGTTTTCCAGTTTTAGATGATATCAACTGGAAAATGGAGCTTAAAAAAGTTGACCAAGCAATAAGTAGAACTATTGAAAATGTAATCCTTCTTATAACTATGGGGGCTGATCCAGATAAAGGAGGTATTAATCCGAATAATCTTGCTGCTATGCAATCATTATTTCAAAATGAAAGTGTTGGTAGAGTATTAGTTGCTGATTACACAACAAAGGCTGAATTTATATTACCAGACATAGGAAAAGTAATTGGGCCAGAAAAATATGAAATTGTAAATGAAGATATTAGGCAAGGTTTGCAAAATGTAATTGTCGGCGACGAAAAATATAAGAATACACAAGTTAAGGCTGAAATATTTTTAGAAAGACTTAAAGAGGCAAGGCAATCATTTGTTCACAACTTTCTTCAACCTCAAGTAAAGATGGTATGTAAGCACATGGGATTTAAAGTATACCCAACGGTAAAGTTTGAGGAAATTGACATTAAGGATGAAGTTCAATTACAAAGAGTTGTAACAAGACTCATAGAAATGGGAATACTCACACCTGAACAAGGGATTAATGCAATCAAAACTGGAATATATCCAAATGCTGAAGAGATAGAGCCAGCTCAAGCAAAATATGTAGAAAAAAGAAAAGAAGGAATGTATAATCCATTAGTTGGCGGAATTCCTATGATTGATGTCGATGGAGACGGAGAGGTAGATACTGTTTCTACTGAAAAAGAACAAGGAGGATCTTCACACCCAAAAAGTAACGGAAGACCAGTTGGAAGACCTAAAGGCACTACGGGTATACCTAGAACAGTAAATGCAGAAGAATTATACTCCAGAAAAGATATACAATCAATTATTTATAAAATAGAAGATTTGGAAAAAAATGCTTCTAAAAAAATAATGGAATCATTGGGTAAAAAAAGATTAAATAAAAATCAAAAAAAATTAGTATCCGACTTGTGTAAATCTATAGTTTTGGGAAAAGATAAAAATATGTGGACTAGAACACTTAATTCCTGTGTTAAGGATTTTAATAAAATTGAAGCAATATCGATCATTCCAAAAATAGTCGAAATATCTGAGGGTCATGAGATTGAGGTTTATCCAGCGGCTTTATTGTATCATAGTAAAGAATTCTCAAAATAGTATAGTTCGGTGTAACATATCTTTATGTCGAACAAATTTAAATACAAAACTTCTTTTACAAGTGAGATAGTAGCTTCCTCAAATCTAAATAACTCAAACATAGAAATTAACAAAGCTTCTCTTGAGTCTCTTGCTCCTCTTGTACCTGAAAATATAGATCTTGATGCTAATTTAGATTTAATAGCTGTTGCCTTTAATGCTGCAGTTGTAAATAGATTTAATAAAAATCATGACGGCATAAATACAGAAACAGCTCTTGCAGTTTCTGATTACTTTATACATAAGCCAACAAATATAGAACATAAAAAAGAAAAAGTCGTTGGTCATATTGTTTCTTCTGGGTTTTCTAAATATGGAACTAATGAAATGATTCAGAAAGAAGATCTCGATAATTCAAATGGAGCTTTTAATATAGCACTTGCTGCGGTAATATATAAAACAGTTAATAAGAATTTTGCGGATTTAGTTGAGAAGTCTGCTAATCCAGACAGCGATGCTTTTAATTTTGTTTCTGCAAGTTGGGAAATTGGATTTAATGATTACATGATCGCAGTCGGTAGTAAAAATTTAGAAGAAGCAGAAATTATTTCAGATCCCAACCAGATAGAAGAAATGAAAGAATATCTAAAAGCTTTCGGAGGAGAAGGAAAAACAAAAGATGGAAGCGAAATATATAGATTAGTTTCTGGAGACGTATATCCACTAGGAATAGGATTCACAGCTAATCCAGCTGCGGATGTAGAGGGAGTCTATCTAAAAGAAGATAAAAAAAAAGACGAGGAAGTTGAGGAAATCTCATCTCATGAGATAGAAAAAATCATCGTTGATAATACAAGTTTTTTAAAAAAAATTAAAAAAAATAAAAAAAATCTTTCACATACTGCAAAAACGCATGTAATTTCTGACAAAGCAGAAAAAACTTTAAATCATAAAAATATGGAAACTAAAGAACTAATCCAAGAACTCAAGGAAACTATCGAAGCTTCGACTTCAGATAAGTTCTCTCAAGAGGCTGTCGCAAATATCGCAAAGGTAGTATCCGAAGCGATTAAAGAAAAAAGCGAAGTTTACGCAAAAGAGAAGGCAGAGCTTGAAGCTCAAAAAGAAGAAGCTGAAAAAGCTAAACAAGATGCCGAAGATAAATTTAAGCAACTTGAAGAAGATTTCGCTTCCTCTCAAGAAAAACTTTCAACAATTGAAGCAGAGCAAAAAGCAGCCAAGCAGCTTCAAGTATTTAATAACAGAATGGAAGCTCTTGACGAATCTTACGATCTTTCAGATGAAGATAGAAAGATTATAGCTGAAGATCTTAAGACTGTGGAAGATTCCGAAGAAGCTTTCGCTTCTTACCAAGAAAGAATCGCAGTAATATATAAACATAAGAGTAAAGAGTTTTTAGCAGAACAAGAAAAAGCTTTCGCTGAAGCAGTAGAAGCTGAAGTTCAAAAGAAAATTCAAACAACCGAAGCTTCCTCTGAGGAAACTCCCGTTGAGCAAAGTGAAGAAGTAGCAGAGGAAGTATTAGATAATGCAGAAGCTACTACTGAAGAAATTCCTTCAAACAATGGCGAGTCCACAGAAAGAGAAGTAAGCTTAAAAGAAAAATTTGAGCAAGCATTTTCAAAAGAATCTATAACAATCAAATACTAAAAAAATCATGGCACATAGACTATTACCTTTCAGACAGTACGACGAAAATGACGTCGTAAATTTATACGCATTGGATGCAGATACATTAAGTACATCGCTTAAGTTGATGGATCCAAATGATGACGGCATTAACGCAGACGGAGTTCTTGTAAAAGTTACCGAAGGCAACATGAACCTAGATACGGTTGATGTTGGTGAAGACGGAAGATTTCAAGGATCTTATAATTCTCCAGTTGGCAGAAATCCTTATCCAACGAATCCTCTTAAGGTTGCACCAGCTGGATCTGGAGATGCAGTTCTTGGAGTTACTCTTAGACAAACTCTTTCGGTTGACGAAAATGGCGAAAGCTTGCTTTTCAACCCAGTAAAGAAAGATGAGCTTAATGCGGTTCTTTCTGGACAAACTGTACCAGTCCTCACAAGGGGAGTTATTGCAGTCCATGAAAATGGAGTCGGAGGACACGGGGACGAAGTCGTTGGAACGAAGCTTGCCGCTTTAGGTGGTAAGTTTGTGCCAGCTAAGGCTGACGATAAGGACTTCGCTGTCATTGGTTCTATTATCGGAGTTGGCTCCAGAGGAGATAATAAAGATAATAACTACGGAGGAATTCGTGCAGACCAACAGTCTGGCAAATACTACGTTATAAAGCTCGATTGCTAAACGATAACCAATTAATAAATAGTAAGGTTTAAACAAAAATGAATATCACATTAAAAAGAACAGAAGAGCAAGTAGAACTTGTAAAGGCTATGGCCTCACGTAACAGAGATGTCGCGTACGAAGCCCAGCAAGCATTAGCCGAATTTATCGGGCCAGTACTTGCCGAAGTAGTTGACAACGCTCCTTCTCTTAGCAACTTATTCACTCCATTTCAGTTTAATGCTGATGATAGCCCAAGCATTCCACTTGATCTTTATCACGACGTAACTGATGATGATTACATTAAGGTTTACAGCTCGAACTCAGCTGGTGGACTTCCTTCCAGTCATGTAACTCCAACTCATAGTGAGTTGAAGCTTGCTACTTACAGGTTGGAAAGTGCCGTTGACTTTGACAAGCGCTACGCTTCTCGCTCGCGCCTTGATGTCGTTAGTAAAAGTTTAACAAGAATGGCTCAGGAAATTCTCCTTCAACAAGAAAATGCTTCTGCTAGCTTGCTTTTCGGAACTATTAAAGATGAAGCGGGTAAACTTCTTACAACTTCCACTCAAGTCAATCGACTGATGCTTCATGACTTTAATGTCATGATGACCAAGATGAAGAGGAACAATCCTTCTTGGAGCGGTGGAACACCTGAGAACGGAAGAGGAATGACAGACTTGCTTGTTTCTCCTGAGATTGTTCAAAGCCTTCGTGAAATGTCTTACAACCCTGTGAACACTCGTAATGCTCTGGGTACGTCGCCTCCTAATGCTGCAGATAACGTTATGCCTGCTACTGACTCGATTAGAGATGCAGTTTATAACAATGCTGGGCTTCCTGAGTTCTACGGAGTTTCCATTATGGAACTTTATGAGCTTGGTAAGGGTCAGAAGTACCAAAAGGTAGCGAACACGCTTGGTCTTCAAACCGCTGCTGATGATATCGTTGTCGGTCTTGATCGCAGTCGTGAATCGATGCTTCGCGCCGTAGCTATCGATGCTGAATCTGGTACTACCATGAGCGTTAATGCTGATGACCAATACGTTGGTCGGTCAAAGAAGATCGGTTACTATGCCGAGCTTGAAGAGGGACGTACCGTTATTAATGACGGAGCGATCCTTGCGATGAAAATCAAAAACGCCTAAGGGTAAAGATTTTCATAGATTCTTTCAAAAAATCCACCTACGGGTGGATTTTTTGTTTCTAGAATTTATAATAAAAGTGTATATTATAAATAAATAAGGAGAAATTAAAAATGCCAAGAAAAAAAACAACAACCAGAACTACAACAAAAGCTAAGACTCTGCCTAAAGCAAAAACTGCAAAAAAAGCGAGAACAAAGAAAAAAGAAATTCAGTTTATAGATGGTAAGGTTGAAGGGGAGCACGAATTATCTATGGATATTGAAGAGATTTTATCTCCACCTAAAAATCCTTTCGGAGCAAAGTCTAACGAAGAGCTTGAAAAAAAGCTTGAAGGAATGAATTTAAGACAAATGCAAGAAATGGCAGTAAAGGCTAGTGTATTTCCTTCTGGCAATAAAACTAGTTTAAAAAATAAAATTAAAAAAGAATTTTCTTCAAAATTTGGATCAAAGGACTCTACAAAAAAATATAATAGTTCTGTAGAGCAGCCATTGGTTGATCATAATTCTAAATTAGCCAAAGATATACTTGATATATTGAATGGTAAATGAATTACCATTTTGACAGTGATTTAAATGAGATAGGCAATCTTGCTACTGGAATTTTTAAATTTGATTTTGATTCTAGTACTGGAGATATCTCAATAGGGTATATATCTGGTTGGCTTCATAATAATATCGGAGAGCTTAATGTATTAATTCATTCTTGTTATAGTGGGGGTAGCCCAGGAATGCAGGTTGAAGAAAAAGCTATATACAGACAAATATTCCTTAAAAATTATTATACAAAACTTGGAAGGCAAGCCTTAATGGGCGTTAGTTCAAGCTCGTCAAGTTCTGTATCAAGTGGATCTGGGGCGATAGTGACTTCGGACTGGACGGAGCTTAGGGATGGAGATAGCTATATAAGAAGACAAGCTATGCTTGCTAGTCCAGCTACAAAAGTTACTGCATCCAGAACTTATTCGACTTTTGCTCAAACCGCCGATTATAATCTAAAAGATTTATTGCAAAGATATACTTCCTATAGAGGTGGACCTAGGCAAGTCGCAGGGAAAGATGCTGAAGAGTAGTTTATTCTCCAGCCAAGTTCATTAAGTCTTGCATATTTAATGATCCTCCTTTAGCTTTTGCGGCTTGATCGAGACTCTTTCCTTTTCTTGTATCTACACCCATGTACTCATAATCTTCTTTTGTAGCTCCAACTATGGTACTGGCTCCTCCTTTTTCTGAATCTTGCTCGATTAAATCTTTGCCTTTTTTAGAGGACGAAGCATAATCCAACAATGCTTGAGGGTCTTTTTTTATTTTTTCTGGTATATTATCATTATTATCAAATATATTTTTAAATATACGGGTAAATAATAATAATTTTAATTGATTATGAGTTAATTTACAAACAGCCAATCCAAAAAACTGCACACTATCCTCGCAGAAAGGCATGTAAGGAAAATAAAATTCTTCTAATATCAATTTTTGAATATTTTCTTCTGAAAATAAATTAAACTGCTCGTTATGAATAAGTATTAATTTTGATATATCAGTATAACTCAACTCATCATACTCTTTTTCTGAATACAAAGGCTCTTTGAAAAATTCATCTTTAAAAAAACTTTTTGATATATAATAATCATTAATTCTTTTTTGAGAATAGTTTTCGCAGGTAGATCCAATAAGATCATTTTTAATGTTTAATGACTTATTTAATTTTTGAAATTCAGCTTTTATTAATTTTTGCTGATTATCTATTTGAGATTTAAGTATTAATTGAGATTTTGATTTTTCTAAATTCTCTATATATGACCTCTGAGAATGTATAAAAGATTCGTCTTCTTTGGTCCATGAACCTTCATTATATAAAGAAGCTAACCTCTCCTCTTCTGTGCATAAACCTTTTTCTTTTGCTTTTTTATAAAAGCGTTCTTCTATCTCCTCAAGATCAACTTGATCATGAGTTGTTAAATGTTTTATATATAACAGCCCAAATTCAGAGTCATTCTTAGAATAACCCTTTACAATATCTCTAAAAACTTTTCTGTATCTAGTTAGATTTTCTGCATCAGACATTTCCAGTGTCGATGTCTTGATTTAACTGATCAAAATCTTCCACGCTTGCATTGGAACTAAAATACCAAAAACTTAGAAATGTGCTAAGTTTATCTTTAGCTAGGTCAAAAATTTCATCGCCATTTTCATCAATATCATAGTATTGATTTATTTTATCTTCAGATTCTTCTCCGTTGAAGAAAGGTTTAATATCGTCACTTTCATCCTCTTGATAGTGAGATAAATTAACAAGATACCAAAGTATAACCTTGTTTTGAGCTTTATTATCTGCAGTATGATTAAACAAAGAAGAATAACTAGTTTCTATGTCAACTATTTCTCTTCTTTTATCTGCCATATCACCCATCATTGAGGTTAATCTGTCTTCGTCAGCTTTTGTCTTTTTGGGTTTCGCAGATAATCTAGTATATTTATTTTGAAGATCACCAAGCTCAGAATATTTTCTAGTTAAGAATTTTGCATCTTCTTCAGAAAGGAGTCCTCCAGAGTCACTATACTTCTTGGCTAACATAGCTTTAGTAAGTATTCCTCTTTTGATACAGTTACTCATTTCGATACTAAATTCCATATCTGCATCTTCAAGCTGTCTTCTGTTAGGCTCTTTGATAATGACTTTTATAGGAACTTCCTTTTTGACCGTCTTGTCTACAGAAACCTCTTCCATTTTACCAGTTTCTTTATTTTTGCGTTTTTTGGTTTCAGTTTCCTGAATCTCGCGCTCTACCTCTACATTAAAACTATATATTTCTTTCATAACTTATTCCTTATATTAACGTTTAAAATTTAAAATTACAGTAAATTTTTCTAAATCTTCATTTTGCCCTCTGAGAGAATCATTCCCTAAATCTAAAACTCTTTTTCTTAAGAATTGCAGTTTATTCCTATCGAAATAATCTGCTTGAGTTATTATGTGCTCATGTTCAGGTAATGCTTTCTTAAGTTTAGCAAAATTAATTGAATGATCATCATTCAAATCTTCTAGAATAAACAAAAAAGATTTAAACAAACCTTTTATATGTTTTTCATACCTTTCCTGTAGAATTTCCTTATCCTCCATACCTTTGATAAATAATAATACACTTTAAAAAAAATATTTCAATAAAATAAGTGTAATATATTTATATGGCCTCACTACTTACAAGTGCTCAAAAGAATGCCCTTCAGTCAGCTCTTAATGAATTGCATGATACTTTTGCTAGGGATATTTATATTTACAAAGAAGCAAAAAGCACTGTAATATCGACAAGTCCAAATTACAATGCAATTTATCAGCAAAATACAGCTCAAAGCCAAACAGTAAAAAGACAAGTTCAATCTGGAAAATTTTCAGCGAGAATAACATATGATACAGATAGAAACCAAGAAAATGTAACTTCTCCAGAAATTGACTCTCAATTAAAATTAAAAATGCCAGATGGGTATGTAAGAATAAAAGTTGATAAGAATGGATATGAATATATAAAACAGTCAAAGAGAGTGGAGTTTGATGGAAGAAAGTTTACCATAGAAAGTGACGTCCGACCTCACGGACTATTTAAACCAACTCATTATACATTTTTTCTATTACCTACTGAAGAATAATGTCTATTTTACCATCAGATGTAAGAAGATCTATAAACGCTCAATTACCAAAGGAGCTAGGACAAAGACTCGAAGCTATAACAAGGAAAAATTTTGAAAAGATAAAGTTGGAAATGATCCAAGATTTTGATAGTCATCCTGTAACCCAAGAAATAGAGGCTGGACCTAATGCGTCAAATACTAGCAGAACTCTTTCTGGGTATGGAAATCTTTTTACATTTATAGGTTTTCCTTCTGGTGCAAACCCAATACAAGAAATAAGAGAAAGGCTTGAAGAAACTATTTTAAGAAAAATTAATTTTAAAAATGGAAGAATGAGCTTTATAACTACAGAACCAACTAGAGAAGAATTATTTAAGATGACTAAAATTTCTTCTTTTAGACCTGAATTAGAAGGAGGAAGAAGCTGGCTAGATGGAATAGAAACAGGATTATCTGGACTTGGGTTTTACTTATATAAAGAAGATGGAGATATAAAAGGCTCAAGATCTGGACCAGCGATACAGTTAAAAGGGGGAAAGAAATCAGAAAAAGCAGTTGGCGGAGGATCTACTGGTGGAGCTATAGCAACTCAAAGAACTAGATATACTAGAACAAGCTACATTTCTACGATATTAAAAGAATTTTCTCAAAAAGTATCAAACTTAGAGAGGTTACGTATAAGATGAAAATATCTTTTTCTCATGAAGCTACCACTAGTTTCTCATTATGGTTTGAGCATCACTTATTAGAGCATGGAGAAGCTTATGATCAAAAAACTGGAAAACTTTTTTACATTGATGATGATAGGCTTCCAAATAATTATTATCGCTATAGTAGTCCTTACAAGCAATGGGTAAATGAAAGCGGTGCGGGAGGAGCATTTGTGCCAACTGCTATATCTGGAGCGGCTGGAGAAATAGACAAAACTAACGATATTAATGGATATTATATAGATTTTAATAATGGGGGAGTGGTCATTACTGGAAACGCTGCTTCTGCAAGTTTAAATTTAAGCGGAGCTTTTTCTGTAAAAGAATTTAATATATATAACACAAACCAAAGCGAAGAGTCTTTAATTGTAGAGAGTAAATTTGACAATAATAGTAGATTTACAGTAGTAGAAAGCGGAATTGCTCCATATGATTTTGTAACCCCAGCTGTTTTTGTTAATAATGAAGATATAGAAAACATTCCATATGCGTTTGGTGGAGAAGATAAAACTATATTAAGCTTTAAATCTGTAGTATTTGCAGAGAATCTTTACCAACTAGACGGAATTCTTTCTTTATTTTCAGATACAAGAAATGTTTCTTTTTCAGCTATAAGTTTTGGAGATCATCCTATAAATGAGTTTGGAGACTTGAAGAGTGGTCTTTATTTATATAATGAAACTGCAAAGAAAAGAAGTAATGATCTCTTTAATATAGAAAGAGTTACGACATCAAAAATAAGTGACAATATTAGAAGTTCTATATCTCCGACTCTTTTTGTTGGATTTATAGATTTTGAAGTCACAAAAAATAGATTTCCAAGAGTTTGTTAATTTTTAAAAAAAAAATTAAAAAATTTCACATTATACATAGTTACCTGTAATTTATTGTAAACCCAAATATTTAACAAAAAAAAAGTCATGGCAAGAAATAGAGTAATATATCAAAGCGAAGCATTATTTGTAAGTCCCAACGCAACAGGAGCACATTTTATATGTGACGGTTTAATAACTGGAGGAGGAGCTACAGGAACAAGTTTTGGCCCTAACCCAGTCGCTCAACACATGTTTTCAGCAATCGGAATTGCTTCGGATCCATTTGGCCTTAAGGAAGATTTTGGCGTTGCTCAAATGACTGATGCTAAGTTGAATTCAGATTCTAACGATATGGCAGTAACAGACTTTGCAAATTTAAGTGGTGCTATAACAGGTTCTCTAGGTGCTAATCTTGGACTTAATTCCAAGGATGCCACAAGTATCACTAACGGCGGAACAACACTGTTTACAAATATAACACAATGGGAAACGTTCTTGGACAGCTATAATGGCATAAACAGCGTTGACTCTAACTACACCACTGGGGTATTGCTCCACCCTTTTAGTGGAAGTTATACAAATTTAGTTCAGCAGCTACATAGAGTTCAAAGCGCGAATTATAACTTTACAATTAATCGTACTGATGTTAATACATTCGGTCAGCTTGCTAGAATTGATGCTATCGCTCTTGAGCCACCCACAGTAAATCTTGACTTTTCTTATTATCCAACTGATGGATTTAACGAAAGAAATCTTGGTTTCTACGTTCAAGGTGCTAACGACAAGGGCGAAGGAATGGGTAAGGCTCAATTATCTTCCGCAAAAGGGCATCTTCAAGATGACTCTGCTGGTAGAAACTTTTTCATCCTAACAACTCCAGAAGGTACTGACGCATTTAACACAACATCAGCGCATGCTAATCGAAGTGTGATTTCTCTTGGTAACGGATACCTGAGTGATTATTCATTAGAAGCTTCTGTTGGATCTATTCCAAGTGTATCAAGTACGGTTGAGCTTTTTAATGCTAAATCAGACAAAGGGACTACTGGGGTAAACACACCTGGAGTAAATTTGAGTGACGGATCTGCTTTAAGTGGAATTACTTTTACAGTTGGATCTCCAAGCGGTCTAAGACCAGGAGAACTAAAGATAAATAAAAACGGAGGCCAGTCCCCAAGTACTGGAGATGCTGGAGTTTCAGCTCTTCGCCCAGGAGACATAACTATGGATATTCCAGAGGGACTATCTATATTTGCAGATGTAAGTGGTGATGGAGGAGCTCATATCCAGAACTTCAATCTTTCATTACCTCTTGCAAGAAGCCCAATTGATAGGCTTGGAACTAGGTTTGCGTTCTCTCGTGTTGTTGACTTTCCTGTCGTAGCAACAATGAGTGTGAGTGCATTAGTTTCTGAAGTTAATGAAGGCAACTTGGCTGAGATTCTTGATGATTGTGAAGAAAGAGATGTTAAGATCACAATGAAAGCCAATACTGCTTGCGGTGAAGGTGAAACCAAAGATTCAATGATTATCGACTTCAAGGGGGCTAGAATTGATAGTGAGTCAATTAGCTCAGATATCGGAAGTAATAAAAGTGTTGATTTAACTTTTACTACTCAAATTGGTGGCCCAGAAGATTTAATACACGGCGTGTTTATTTCTGGAGCTAATAGAGCTGCGATTTCTGGACATGTTGGCATTCCTGGAAGGTAAGTTTTTTAAATCCGCCTAAAAAAAAGAACCTCCCATTTTTTGGGGGGTTCTTTTGTTTTTTGGTGTAATTACTTATTAAGGAATAAGGAATATGCCATTAAGAGTACAAACAGTACAGACAGGATTAGAGCAGTCTATACAGAAGGCTGTTAGAAATGTTAATCGTCGAGGCGGCTTAAACATAGCCATCAACGATAGGCAATTCACTAGACCCTTGGGTAAAATAACTGGGTCTGTAAGCGAGTTTAATAAATCTCTTGAAGCATCTAATGCCCGTGTTCTTGCTTTTGGAGCTTCAGTTGGAATGATACAAGGTGTGCAAAAAGCTTTTGCCGCCTTAATCACAACTACTATAAGAGTGGAAAAACAAATGGCTGAGATTAATGTTGTCATGGGTGCAACAAATAAACAGCTTGAAAAATTTGGAGAAGGATTATTTAATGTAGCTAGAAATACAGCTCAAAGCTTCTCAACTGTTGCAACTGCTGCAACTGAATTAGCTAGGCAAGGTCTGTCTATGGAGGAGACTTTGAAAAGAACTAATGATGCACTAATATTAACTAGATTGACGGGTCTAGATGCAGCTAGTGCAGTAAGCGGTCTTACGGCTGCATTAAATACTTTTAATAAAGCAGGATTAGATTCAACTAAGGTTTTAAGTAAAATGGCTGCAGTTGATGTTCAATTTGCAGTTAGTACTGAAGATTTAATTGATGCTGTTTCTAGAGCTGGTGCTGTTGCTCAAGATGCAGGAGTCAGCTTTGATGAGTTATTGGGTGCAGTAACTGCAGCTCAACAACAAACAGCTAGAGGTGGTAAAGTTATCGGTAATAGTTTCAAAACTATTTTTACTAGGGTTCAAAGACAATCAACAATAAAAAGATTAGAAGAACTTGGAATAGCAGTTAGAGATGTTACAGGTAGTACTTTGCCAGCAATTCAAATATTAACAAATTTATCAAAAACATATGAGACTCTTGCTGATACAACTAAAGCTGCAGTAGCTGAGCAAGTTGGTGGAGTTTTTCAAATCAACATTTTAAAAGCTGCAATAAAAGATCTAACTGATCAAAACAGTATTCTTGCTAGAGCAACCAGAGTTTCAAGCCAAGCAACAGATGAAGCTATAAAAAAGAATGAATTATTAAATAAAACTTTATCTGCTATTTCATCCCAAGCAGCAGTTAGTTTAGAAGAGTTTACTAATGTAGTTGGAAGTTTAGCTTTTGAAGATAATTTAAAAATATTAATTTCTTCATTTAACGAGCTACTAAAAAGCAGGGCGGATTGGTTAAAAAATGGAGAAGAAATAGGTGCCATAACAGCAAGAGGTTTAATAAAAGGTCTTGGAAATTTCTTGACTGGCCCGACTTTAATTCTAGCCCTAGGAGTTCTTGGCAAACTTTTCCTAAAAACATTTGCATTTCTTGGTGGTTCTGTTAAGGAATTGATTGGAATAACCACCGCATCACAAAAACAAAGAGATATTCAAAGATCAATAGTTGCAGTGTTAGGAGAAAACTCAGCATTACAAAAAAAGATATTGTCACAAGAAGGTAATCGAGCTGCACAAGAAAAAACAATTTTAAGTATATTGCAAGCTCAAAGTAGGGAACAAGCAAAAATAGCTGCAGCTGCAGCTGCAATAGGGCCAGCAGTAATGAGGAGTGGTTATAACGCTCAATTTAAAAGAACTAGAAGTGAGGGTCATATACCAAATTATGTATCTGGAACTGAAGCTTCAGCAGAAAGATCGGGAGCTAAATCTGGAGGTTATTCTCCAGGAGCAGTAAAATCAATGAAAATGCCTGGTCAGGGAAGGGTGGTTTATAACTCAGCAGAAAAAGTAAAATCTTTCCCAGGAATGGTTCAGCCAGCAATTATGCCACCTCCAAGAAGTAGGGCTGGCAAGAAATACCAAAAAGCATTTGCAAAAACTCATGGATTCAATCCTTATGCAAGTGGGGGATTCGTCCCCAACTTCGCCAGAGGGTTGCCTAGAGACCCAAGAGGGGCATCTTTTTCTGGAGAAAATGCTGCGACTATCGCAAGAGCATTGATTCACGGAAAAACTACCGCTATGAACTTGAATATGGGCGGAGGAAAAAGATTCAAAGACACTTGGCATTCTTTTGCGCCAGCAATGGCTACAGGAAACGAAATGAATTCTATAAGAGAAAGAATTTATAAAAATTTTATTCAAAATAAAGGGAGCGACTTTAGGGGGGAAGTTAATAAAGCTTTAAAAAATATTGGCGGCAAATCGGTCGAAAAATGGGGTACGGGAGGAGTTCAAGACGATTTAGTTTACGGAATGGTGGAACAATTAAATTCCGCAAGAAAATCATCTAGAAAATTAGAACTTCCATACTCAAAAGGATTCGTTCCTAATTTTGCAAAAGGAGGAAGAGGATTACCTTCTCAAATGAATTCTGATGATAGAGCGATGTATAATTACATTGATGAAATGAATGCAAGCTACAGGAATCCTGGCCCCAAAAAATACTTCACTCCAAAAGGTTCATCAGGAAGAACTGAAGGTAAAAGGTTTAGAGATCTTAGCTCTTCAATGATGGAGAAAGCCGCCATGATGTATTGGAAATCTGGTTATATGAAACCTGATAGACCGATACCTCCTCATCTTTTTCCTCATACTTTAATACCAAAAAATATGTTTGGCAGTTTAAGGATAGACAAGCCGAAAAAATGGGATATGAGCACTAGCGGAGGTTATGTTCCTAATTATGCGAGTGCAAGAATTCCAGCTAAATATAAAACCCAGGTTAGAGATGATGGGCCAAGTGAGCACGGACCTCCTAAGCAAGTATATTTTGAGTCCAGTGTGGGTGGGAAAAATTTTGCAACATCTCATGCTATAGATATCGCCGACTTTAAAGATCCAAATAAAAGAGCATTACAGGTAATAATGACTTCAGAAGCCAACCAATCTTTAAGAGGAAAAGGTTACGGAAAAGATTTGTACGAGCATATGGCTGAATATTCAAGAAAAAATGGATACACTGGATTATATGGAGATATAGGAACTTCTATTTCTGCAATGAGAGTTGTTGATAGCATAGCCAAGG